GGTGGACATCTCGCCCCCCACACGCTGCGCCGGTACGATAAGGCCCCGCCCGCCGCCCCTGGGCGCTGGCGTTGCCTCGCCCCGCCGCCGATGTGCACCCCGCGCCGGGCCGGGCCGATGATGCCCGCGCCGGTAGGAGATCGCCCGCCGCCGCGCCCTACATAGCTATATAGGAGAGGGAAGCACCTCACCGGCAGCACCTCACACCAGCACCAGACAGCAGCACCGCCCGCCATACGCCCGCCGCCGCGCCCCGCCGCCCTACATAGCTATATAGGACAGGGCCGCCCCGCGCCGGGCCGATGATGCCCGCGCCGGTAGGAAATCGCCCGCCGCCGCCATACATAGCTATATAGGAGAGGGCAGCAGCACCCCGCCACGCTGGACAGATCACCCCGGACAGGCCGCGCCGGATCGAATCGGTGACAGGCTGTCACCAGTTCAGCCCGCCCGCGATACCTTAAAGGATGCCCGCCGCCGGTGTTTTGCAGCCGTTTTTCCGTCATTTTGCCGGGGTTTTGGGCTGTTTTGGCGGGATTTTTCCCGGATTTTTGGCGATTTTGACGGCTGAAAAAGTCCGATTTTTCGGTCTTTTCTTCCTTTTTCTACCATTTTTCGGGCCACCGGCAAGGTACTGGGGAGGAAGATTCTTCCACTCACGGGTCCGAAAGCCCGAAAATTTTCTAGGTATAGGGGCTTTTTTGCACTTCCCCGGAGGGGGGTCTGAAAAAGTTAGGGGGGATTTTTTTGGGAAAATTTTCAAAATGATACACTGTGATACACTTTTCCGGGTATAATGGGTACAGTGAAAAGTAAGCGAAGCTCCACGGCGTTATGTCGTGGGGCTTTTTCTTTTGCGCGGATTCGAGAAACGGGGTGCAGGAGTGATGCAGGATGCCGAAGCGGAACGACAAGCGCGACACCGCCAAGGCTGAGTACGTCAAGCGGCGGAGGTCGGGCGAGAAGATCAACCTCAAAGAGTTTGCGGCCACGCTGGGCGTGACCTACGGCACGGTTCGCAACTGGAAGAAGATCGACCGCTGGGAGGATGCCATAGAGCGCAAGCGCGGCGGGCAACCCGGCAACAAGAACAGCCGGGGCAAGAAGAACGCCAAGGGCAACACCGGTGGCGGTGCGCCGGACGGCAACACCAACGCCGAGAAAGACGGCGCATATAGCACCATCCACCTTGACCGGCTGACCGAAGAGGAACGGGCGTGGCTGGATGCGATACCCACCGGGGCCAGCGCGAACAACGCCTATGAGTTGAAGCTGCTGCGGATTCAGCAACGGCACATCATGGAGAAGATCGCGGAGTACGAAAAGTGCAACCCGGAAGAACTGTTCACAGCCACAATCACAGATATGCGCAAACCCGGCCCGGATGCCGAGGGCAAGACGGCGGACAGTGCCGTGCAGAAGATGGCGATGGTCAACAAAGACAGTGCCTTTGTCCGGGTGACGCAGTTGCGGGAAGCTCTGAACAAGGTTTCCGGCAGAATCATTTCCCTTACGACCCAGATTCGCCAGCAAGAAGAATTTGAAAAGCGGTACGCTCTGGAACTGGCCCGCCTTGACATTGCAAAGATGCGGGCGACCGGTGAGGTAGACGTAGACCCGGAGGGGGACGAAGAGGATGAAGAAGAAGCTCCACACGACAAAGATAGTGGCGCAGTATCTTGACCTGTCCGAACGCCGGGTACGCCAGCTCCGGGACGAGGGGGTGCTGGAAGAGAAAGCCCCCGGCCTATACGATCTACGTTCCAGCGTCCGGCGATACATCAACTACCTGCGGGGCGACGAGGGCGGCAAGGCTGATCTCAACGAAGAGCGGGCGAAGCTGACAAAGGAAAAGCGGATCGCTGCTGAAACCGAGAACAAGGTGCGGAACGGTGAGCTTTACCGCAAGTCGGATATTATGACCGGCATGACCACCATCGTCATGAACCTGCGTTCGAGATTGCTTGCCCTGCCGAACAAGCTGGCGGCGAACATCGCCAAGCTGGACGGCGACGAGGACAAGATCATGGACTTGCTGCAAAGCTCCCTCCGCGAGATCATGGAAGAGTTTTCAAATTATCAGGTCGCATTGGAGCGGCCAAAGGATGATGAAGATGAACAAGACGGAGAAAAAACCGGATAAACCCGGAAGCGAGTGCAAGGGCTGTCCGTGGGGTAAGCGCATCCATCAGCGGCTTATCCTGTGTATGTTCCCGGAATGCGTCAGGGGTGAGCCGAAACGTGAAGAAGAAACGGATCGTAAAACTTGAACCGCAGACCGTGGAGCTGTTCGCGGAGGTTTTGAGCAAGCTCCGTCCGCCACCGCCGCTGACCGTCAGCCAGTGGGCGGACAAGTACCGGGTGCTGTCCGCTGAGTCCAGCGCAGAGCCGGGGCGGTGGCATACAGAGAAAGCCCCCTACCAGCGGGCTATCATGGATGCCATTGGTGATCCTCACGTCCGGTCGGTCGTCGTCATGTCAGCAGCGCAGATCGGCAAGACGGATGCTTTCATCCTCAACCCGTTGGGATACTACATGGACTATGCACCCTGTCCGGTGATGTGTATGCAGCCGACCCTTGACATGGGACAAACGCTCTCGAAAGACCGCATTGCTCCCATGATCCGGGACACGCCCCGGCTTACCGGCCTTGTAGATACCAAGAGCCGGTACGCTGGCAACACCGTCATGAAGAAGAATTTTCCCGGCGGACACATCACCATTGTGGGTGCAAACAGCCCGTCCAGCCTTGCCAGCCGCCCCATCAAGGTGCTGCTGGCGGACGAGATAGACCGTTACCCCAAGAGCGCGGGAACTGAGGGCGATCCCCTTGATCTGGCAAAGAAACGCCAGACGACCTTTTGGGACTACAAGACCGTCATGGTCAGCACTCCCACCATCAAGGGAGACAGCCGAATCGAGGATGCCTACTTGCTTTCTACGCAAGAGGAATGGAACGTACCCTGCCCGGAATGCGGAGCATACCAGCCGTTCCTCTGGGAGAACGTCAAGTTTGACACGGATGATCTCGACAAGGGCGTGAGCTATGTCTGCCGGGAGTGCGGCTGCATCGCCAACGAATACCGGTGGAAAGAGCAGGGCATTCACGGCAAGTACGTTGCAGCCAACCCCGGCGCAGAAGCCAGAGGATTTCACCTGAACACGCTGGCTTCAACCTTTGTGGGCTGGAAAGAGGTCGTGCAAAAGTTCATAGAAGCCAAGATCGCCCTTGACCACGGCAACCCAGAACAGATGAAAGTTTGGGTGAACACCGAGCTGGGCGAAACGTGGGAAGAGCGTGGAATCCAGTTGGAGGACACCGAGCTGTTCAACCGCCGCGAAATCTACGCCGCAGAAGTGCCGGACGATGTTCTGTATCTTACTGCCGGTGTTGACGTGCAGGACGACCGCTTTGAAGTTGAGGTGGTCGGATGGGGCGAGGGTGTGGAGAGCTGGGGCATCCGCTACCAGAAAATCTACGGCGATATGCTGTCGGATCAGGTGTGGGACGACCTTGACAACTTCCTGCTCCAAACGTGGCGCAAGGCGGATGGCACGGCCTACCCACTGTTGGCTACCTGCATCGACTCCGGCGGACACCACACCGACGCGGTGTACCGGTTCGCCAAGGAACGGCTCAACCGCCGTATCTTTGCAATCAAGGGCATGGGCGGCAGCGGAGTCCCGTTCATCCGCAACCCGTCCAAGAACAACCGCGTCAAGGCGGAGCTGTTCATTCTGGGCGTTGACGCTGGCAAGACGACCATCTACCAGCGGTTGGAGGTCAAGACCCCCGGACCGAACTACTGCCATTTCCCGTCCAACCCGGAAGCGGGTTACACGGAGGAATACTTCAAGGGCTTAACGGCTGAGAAGAAAGTGGTGCGGTTTGTGAAAGGACGCTTGAAAGAATACTGGGAAATCAAAGACAAAGAGCATAAACGAAACGAGCCGTTGGACTTGCGCAATTACGCAACCGCGGCTCTTGCCATTACTCCCCCTGTGCTGAAAAAGACGGACGCAGACGGAACCACCGTCCAGCCGGTCAAGAAAGCGCGGGGCCGTCGTCAACTTTCGGGAGGTATCTAAATGGCAGGAATTACGCTGGAAACAGCACAACGGATGCTGGACGTTTGGGTAGCCGCCGAAGAGAGCGTATCGCACGGCCAGAGCTACCAGATCGGCAACCGGTCGCTGACCAAAGCCGACCTGACGCAGATCGGTAAACGAATCGAATACTGGTCGAACAAGGTGACGGAACTTTCCCGCCAGCGGAACGGCAGGAACCGGATGGGGCATTTTGTACCCCGCGACCTGTAAGGGAGGGCTGACATGGGAATGTTTGATAGCCTGCTCACGGCGATTGCCCCGGAGCGGGCGGTGAAACGTGCTGCCGCACAGTCGGCAATACGGGCAATCAATTCGGGCTACTCCAACTATGGAGCCAGCCTGCACAAGAAATCCATGCGGGGCTGGACATGGCACGGCGGAAGCCCGAAAGAGGACATCGAGGATAATCTTCGAGTCCTGCGGGAAAGAAGCCGCGATGCCTTTATGGGCGTTCCGCTGGCGACCGGTGCAATCAAGACGATGCGCACCAACGTGGTGTGCGGCGGCTTGACCCCGACACCCCAGATCGACAACGCCTTTCTGGGCATCTCCGATGAAGAAGCACAGAAGATCAACGCCCAGATCGCACGGGAGTTTGGCCTGTGGGCGAACAAACCGACCTGCGATGCAGACAGGCTCGATAACTTCTATATGCTCCAACAGCTCGTGTTCACGGGTTTCCTGCTGAACGGTGACGCTGTGGCGGTGCTGCAAAACAAGAAGTCGCCCGGTGTGCCGTATGATCTGCGGCTGCGGATCATCGAAGCCGACCGGCTGTGTTCGCCCAGCTTCATGGACGTGCTTTCGCCCTGCGAGATCAACGGTCGCCATGTTGAAAAGATCGTGCAAGGTGTTGAAACCGATGCGGCGGGAATGGTCATTGCCTACTGGATTTGCGACCGTCACCCGCTGGCAAGCACGGCGGCGGCTGGTCTTGCAGCATCACACTGGACAAGGGTGGAAGCCTACGGCGCAAAGACCGGGCGGCAAAACATCCTGTGCCTGATGCAGCGTGACCGCGCCGGTCAGGTGCGGGGAGTGCCGCTGCTGGCTCCGGTATTGGAAAGTTTGAAGCAGTTGGGCCGCTTCACGGACGCAGAGCTGACCGCCGCTGTGGTGTCAGCCATGTTCACGGTTTTCATCAAGAAAACGGATCAGTCTGACGAGATACCGTTTGGCGAGATGCTTCCGCCGGAGGTGCAAGTGGATGCCCCGGACAAAACAAGCGTAGAGCTGGCTCCCGGCGCGTTTATCGACCTGAATCCCGGCGAAGATGTACAGTTTGCAGACCCAAAACATCCGACAACGGGATTTGAAGCGTTCATGAACGCCATTGTGAAGCAGATGGCCGCAGCGTTGGAAATTCCGTCCGAGGTGCTTTACAAACAGTTCAGCACAAGTTACTCAGCGGCGCGGGGCGCACTGAACGAGTTCTGGCGAACAACCGGGATGCACCGTGACTGGTTTGCAGATTATTTCTGCCAGCCGGTCTACGAAGCATGGTTCCGGGAAGCTGTGTGCAAGGGCAGGATCAAAGCCCCCGGTTTTCTGGTTGACCCGGCTGTGGCTGCGGCCTACATGAACTGCACATGGAACGGCCCGGCAAGGACAAACCTGAATCCCAAGGATGAAGCCGCAGCCGCCCAGATGCGGGTGAACAGCGGCTTCTCTACGGCAGCACAGGAAACCGCCCAAATGACCGGCGGAAGTTACGAAGCAAATATGCGGCAACGGAAATCCGAAGCCGCACTGAAACGGGAGGTGGACGAAATTGCAGGAGCGCAAGCACAACAGCAAACCGCTGTTCCTGAACGGGACGGCGGTGACCCCGGCAAAGACGAATAATAAGAAATTTTGGGAGTTCCGCAATGCAGCCGACACCGGCGGCACGGCGGAACTTCTGCTTTATGGCTACATCAGCGAAACGAGCTGGATGGGCGATGAAGTGACCCCGAAAGAGTTCGCCGCTGATCTTGCGACGATCCCGGCAACGGAGGATTTGACGGTGCGCATTTGCAGCGGCGGCGGTGACGTTTGGGCTGCACAGGCCATCGGTGCGCTGCTGGAAAACCGGATCGGCACAGTCACGGCGCAGATCGAGGGCATTTGCGCCAGTGCCGCAACCATCGTGGCAAGTCATTGCAAGGTGGTCAAGGCGGCGGAAGATGCAACCTACATGATCCATCCCATCCGGGTGAACCCGAACGGGTTTGTGGACATGGCGGGCTTGCAGCAGCTTATGGATGCGCTGACCGTGATGCGTACCAACGTGCTGAACCAGTACGCCAAAAAGACCGGCCACACCGTCGAGGAAGTGGCGGCGTGGATGGATGCTACATCGTGGTGGTCTGCAAACGAAGCCAAAGAACACGGCTTTGTGGATGAAGTCACGACCGGCAACCAAACCAAGGCACAGGTCGAAAACCGCAACGGTGCGCTGTTCATCAACAGCGTTGCCGTGCCGGGTGCTTTCGACGATGCCCCTGAATTTGTACGAAACCGCGCTGTGGTGGCCCCTGCCGCAGAGGGCGGTTTTGTAAATACCACCGACAACAGCAACCCGGCGGAAGAGCCGGACAACGACAACGGAGGAACCGAAATGGAGTTCAAGAACAAAGAAGAGCTTCGGGCGGGCTGTCCTGATCTGGTCAATGAGATCGTGAACGATGCCCGTGCAGAAGCACAGAAGCAGGAACGTGACCGTCTTGCCGCCATTGACGAGATCGCAGACACCATCCCGTCCGAGCTGGTGGCAGAAGCCAAGTATGGCGCAAAGGCTTGCACCGCACAGGAGCTTACCTACCGCGCCGCTCTGGATGCAAAGAAGAAAGGCCATAAGCTGCTGGACGATGTGCAGGACGACGCACAGGCCAGCGGCGCAAATGCCGTGGGCGGTGCAACCGCTGGCGGTGTGGGCGGTACTGGTGTGACCAACACCAAGCCGACCGATGCCGAGAAGCGGGCCGCTTTCAAGAACCTGCTGCACCCCAAAAAGGAGGACTGACCTATGGCAACTAAGATGCTGAGTGAAAAGCTGGGCGAGGTTGAGTACGACAACCTGATCGTGGGTCTGACCCCGCCAAAGCGCGTCGGTGCTGGCAAAATCGCCAGCACCGGCAGTAAAGAAGCAACCTATACCCGCGGTACTGTGTTCGCCAAGAGCGCAAAGGACGGCAAGCTGTACATTCTGGGCAGCACCGCAGCTTCCGGCGACACGCTGACCGCTGACTGCATCCTGACCGACGACGTGACCGTCCCGGCCACCGGCGATGCGACCACCACCGTTTATCTGGCTGGCTGTTTCAACCCGGACAAGCTGGTGGTCAAGGACGAGTACACCATGACCGAAGCGGACAAGAGCGCACTGCGCATGAACGGCATTGCAGTCCTGCCCGTGACTGAGATGTGAAAGGAGGATACATACAATGGCTGAGATTCTTCTGAATTTCTTCGACAACATCATTCTGGCAGCAGCCGTTGAAGAGGTCGTCCCGGCGGTCGGCTTCTTCAAAGATCGCTATTTCCCGACCGGCGCAGGTGACATTTTCAAGGCTGACAAGGTTATTACCGAGTACCGCGACGGCGACCGCAAACTGGCCGCGTTTGTTGCTCCCCGTGTTGGCGACATTCCCATGACCCGCCGCGGCTATGAGATCACCAGCATCCAGCCCGCCTACATCGCACCGTCCCGTCTGCTGACGCTGGACGAGCTGACTAAGCGCGGCTTTGGCGAAGCAATCTATCCCGGCATGGACGAGCAGCAGAGAGCCGCCCGCCTGCTGGTGGATGATATGGCCGACATGGATGCCCGCATTACCCGCCGCGAAGAGTGGATGGCTGCGCAGACCATGATTAACAACGGCTGCGATATGGTGGAGTACATCGACGATGTGACGAAGGGCGACACCAAGCAGGTGCGCTTCTTCACCGGCGAAAAGAGCGACCACCTGTATACCGTGGCAAAGAAGTGGAACGAGACTGGCGGCGATTATCGCAGCGATGTGCGTAATATGTGCCGTATGCTGTCCGCTCGTGGCCTGCCTGCCGCCGATCTGGTCCTCGGAACGGATGTTGCTGATTACATCCTGACCGATGAAGCAACCCAGCGGCTTCTGGACAAGAACAGCGGTATCATCACCGGCGAGATTCGCCAGCAGCTTTCCAAGTACGATGGTGTTGTGCTCATGGGTACTCTGAACTTCGGCGGCTTCATGCTCACCGTGTTCAGCGTTGATGAAACCTACTCCGACGACCACGGCCTGACGAAGAAGTATTTCCCCGCCGATGCTGCCATGGTGACTGCTCCCAACTGCGGCCACATGATGTACGGCTCCATCACCCAGATGGATTACGGTCAGGTGAACTACTCGACCTACGCCGCAAAGCGTGTTCCGAAGTTCGTCGTGGATCAGGACAAGGACACCCGCAAGCTCCGTCTGGGCTGTCGTCCTCTGGCCGCTCCCAAGAACAGGAACCCGTACATCTTCGCCGCAAACGTGGTGGGCTAAACCGGAAAGGAGCAGCTACATGAAGATCGTTCAGATCATCGCCGGTGGTTACGGCCACCGCCCCAAGGTACACGCCCCCGCCAAGCTGATTATGGCGGGGGAATTTGTTTGCCTTGATGATGCCGAAGCCGCCCGCCTTGTGCAGCAGGGCGTGGCAGTCTATGGAGAACCGGACGAGGAAACCCGCGAGATCGTGGAACAGGCAGATGCCGACAGCGATGTGCCTGAACCGCAGCCCGCAGCGGAGGACAAACCGACCCGCAGAAAGGCCCGCAAGACCTCCGCGGAGTAACGGGTGCAACCATGACCGACTTTCTGGAAATGGCAATGGCCGACATTGACGAGGTTTTCTTTCAAGAGTTTGTCGAAAAGCACACCATCGACGGAGAAGAGTTCGATGTTGTGCCGTATGAGGTAGACCTGAGAGAACGCAAGTCGCACTGGGAAGCCGGAGCCAAACAAAACTTCGACCAAGGACTGTATATTTCTCAAAAGCAGTTTTTTGTTCGCGTTGCTGATTATGGCCCTGCTCCTAAAATCGGGAAACCGATGGAGTACGACAAGATCACCTACTCGGTGAAGAGCTGCCAGACAGAACATGGTCTGTATTTGGTCACGTTGGAGAGGGTGCGGCAGTAATGGCAAAAGCAATCTATGACGTGCAAGTGCCAAACATCGGTGAGGTGGAACGTGCGCTCGGCGATCTGCATGACAAGGCTCCCAGAGCCATGAAGAATGCAGTCAACCAGACCGCCACGAGAGCCAAGAACATGATGGTTCGGCAGGCACGGCTTCGGTACGCCGTCAATTCCGCCGGTCGCCGTCACCTGAATGCGTTGAAAATCCGCAACAGGGCGACGACGCAGAACCCCACGGCGGAGATTTTTATTTCCAGCCGCCGAAACGATCTGGGCGATTTTCAGTCAAACCCGGCTGTTCCTCACATGGGAACAAGCTGGGTTTTGTCGCCTGAGTTCCACACCTCCCGTGTCTTGAAGAAAAATCCGATGGCCCCGCTGACCGGCGGACAGACCGATTGCGGTCAGGCGAGTAAGGGCTTTCTGGTGAAGTTCGACAGTGGACACGTTGGCATGGTGCAGAGGATTCTCGGTCGTCCGGCGACAAACCCGAAATCGACAAGATGGAGGAACAGGAACGGCATCGTAGAAAAACTCTACACCATGTCCAGCCCGTCGGCCAGTGCTATGCACAGTACGGTATGGCGGGAAGAGGTGGAGCCGGACAGCGAGATCATCTTGCAGGAGCGGTTACAGCATGAGGTATCCAAGATTCTGCTGCAAGCCGGGAGGAAAGCAAAGTGAGAGAAAGCAACTATACGCCGGTTGACGCTGTGAAGTGTCTGCACGAAGAGCTTGAAAAACTCTTTGAGGGCAAGACGTTCAGCGGTCAGGGCAAAGATAAGCCGCTCAACATCTTCGACTTTGAATTTCCGACCGACTTCGGCAACGACGAAGATGTGGACACGGTAGCCGCCGCCGCCCCGTTTATTCTGGTCAAGGCAGCAGGTTGGAGCATCGACAAGATGGAAGAACCGGAACTGGTGGACATGAGCCTGATTATTTGTACATACCAGACACCAAGCCGCAATAAGGCGGAGGGAGCGCGGGACATGAAAGCCCCGGCGGTGCTGGATTTGTACAACATCATGCAGGATTTGGCCCAGCATTTCCGCGTCTACAACGTCTTTGGCGATTACTTCAACGTGCTGCTCCCAATTGATTGTGCGATCCAGCAGGATAACACAAGTCCGTACTACTTCGCTACCGTGCAGATGGACGTGACCTGCCCAAGCATGAGCAGCGAGAACAACCCGGAAATTGAGGTGTTAATATGAGCGAGAGAAAGCAGACCGCCGCAGAGAATACCGCAGCGGTGGAAAAGACCGGCCCTGTTGTGTACTGTGGCCCGTCCGTAAAGAACACTGTGAAGCAGTTTACCGTGTACAGCGACGGCGACGCGCTGCCGGATGCGGTGACTGACTTCCTGAACAGAATCCCGGCGGCACGGGGCCTGATGGTTCCCGTCGCCGACTTCGCAAATACTCGCGCAGCTCTGGAAAACCCCAAGAGCGGCGCGGGTATTATTTTTGCCGCGGTTAAGGCGGAACTGAACTAAAGGAGGGAGTAACGCATGGCAGTTTATAAGCATGGCGTTTACGTCACTGAGCAGCCGACCGGTGTTGTTGCACCGGTACAGTCTACCGCTGGTTTGCAGGTGGTGATCGGTACTGCGCCGATCAACCGCGCCAGCGACCCCTATCACTGCACCAACACCCCGATGCTGGCAAACACCCTGAAAGGTGCGACCGCAGCGGTCGGTTATAGCAACGACTACGACAAGTACACCATCTGTCAGAGCATGGGGGCCTGTTTCAAGGTGATGGGCGTTGCGCCGGTGATCCTGATTAACGTCCTCGACCCCAACAAGCACAAGAAGGACATGGCAGAAACCACCGTGCAGGTCAACAGTGGCGTTGCAACTGTGGAGCAGAAAGACATTCTGCTGGACAAGCTGGTTGTCAAGTCCGCATCTACGACCCTGACCGCTGGCACGGACTACACCGCAGCCTTTGACGATGACGGTTATGTGACCATTGCCATCATCCCCGGCGGAAAGGCCGCGAGCGCAACCAGCCTGACCGTGAGTGGTGTGCAGATCGACCCCGATGCCGTTACCGCCGCCGACATTGTGGGCGGTGTGAATGCCAAGGGCGTAGAAACCGGCATGGAGGTAATCCGTCAGATTTACCCCGCGCTGAACATGACCCCCGGTATTCTGCTGGCTCCCGGTTGGTCGGAGAATGCTACCGTTGCCGCTGGCCTGCAGGCGAAAACCGGCAACATCAACGGCGTGTTCCGGGCTGTTTGTATCGTGGATATTGACAGCTCTGCCACAGGCGCAACCACCTACACCGAGGTAAAGCAGCAGAAAGAGAAGCAGGCGGTCACTAGCACGAACTGCTACCCTGTCTGGCTGTATGCCAAGGTGGGTGATACGCGCTATGCTGGCTCCGCTATGGCGGCGGCACTGACCGTGGCGACCGATGCAGCCAACGGCGACATTCCTCATGTCAGCCCGTCCAACAAGACGCTGGCAATCTCTGCCGCCTGCCTGAAAGACGGTACGGAGGTGCTGCTGGATCAGGAACAGGCGAACGTCGTCAACTCGTTCGGCGTGGCAACGTGGCTGAACATGAACGGTTTCAGACTGTGGGGCAACAACACCGCAGCGTATCCGGGCACTACCGACCCCAAGGATCGCTGGTTCAGCGTCCGCCGCTTTATGAGCTGGGACGACAACACGTTCATTCAGACCTACTTCCAGAAGGTCGATGATCCTCTGAACAAGCGTCTGATCGAAGCTCTGGTGGACAGCGAGAATGTGCGCGGAAACAGCTTTGTCAGCCGTGGCATTTGCGCCCGACATGAGATTCAGTACATCGAAAGCGAGAATCCCACCACCTCGCTGCTGAACGGCTGCATTACTTTCCACAAGTATCTGTCTCCGTTCAACCCGGCAGAGGACATCGAAGAGCTGGTGGAGTTCGATCCCAACGCAATCTCTGATGCGCTGGGCGGCTAAAAGAGAAAGGAGGAAATAAACAATGGCACTGGATACTAACCTGACCCCGGAAATTGTCAACAGCTTCAACGTCTACATTGACGGCGTGAAAGCAATCGGAACGGCCCCGGAGATCACCCTGCCGCAGATCACCTCGGAAACTATTGACGTTTCCGGTTCTGGCATCCTCGGCAAAATCTCCGCACCGAATATCGGCCAGTTTGAGAGCATCGAGCAGGAGATTTCTTTCAACCTCGTGTATTCGAGCTTTGTCAACGTCCTGTCCCCGAAGCGTCAGGTCAATCTGACTTTCCGTGTGGCACAGCAGGCGGTCGATAAGAGCCTTGGTTATGCCTACAAGGGCCTGCGCATCGTTGAGGTCGGTCGTGTCAAGGAGTTCACTCCCGGCAAGATCAAGGCGGGCGAGGGCATGGAAGCAAAGGTCAAGCTCGAACTGACCTACCTGATGATCGAGAACGACGGCGAAGAGATTATCGCTATCGACAAGCTGAACGGTATCTACCGTGTGCAGGGTGAGGATATGCTGGCAGACGTTGCCGCTCTGATCTGATCCCAAAGGAAACGAATGACCGTCCCGAAAGACCGGGGCGGTCAATTTTTTGTATCTGACAGAAAGGAAACTTCATCATGGAGAAGAACATTTCTACCGCCGCAGAGCAGACCGAAACCGCAAAGGTCAAGAAGAACCCGAAGATCATCGAGCTGGCCCGTCCCTATAAGTTCGACGACAAGGAGTATACCGAGATCGACCTGTCCGGTCTGGACGGCCTGACCATCAAGGACGCGGTGCTTATCATCAAGAAGCTGTACAACGAGGGTGAGCTGGCCGCGATGATTACCCCCGAAACTGCCACCGCATACACCGACGCTCTGGCCGCAGCAGCAACGAAGCTCCCCATTGAGTTCTTCCAGTTGCTTCCCATCGGCGCAAGCAAAAAGGTACGCCAGACCGTACAGGCATCCCTCCGCAGCGCGACGGCGGAGGACGGCGACGACAAGGACGATCATAGCCACGTCATGAAGTTTGGCAAGCCCTATACCTACAAGGGCGAAACCTACACTTCCGTTGATCTGTCCGGTGTCGCCAACATGACCGGCATGAATGTCCGTCAGGCGGAGAATCGCATGGAGGAAGAGGACATTCGCGCAGCAGAAAAGACCCTGAACTACTACTACTGCTGCCTGATCGCTTCTATGGCGACCGGAAAGGATGTTGCGTTCTTCCTCGGCCTGCCCCTGTCGGAAGCTGTGCAGCTCCGCGCAGGTGTCAACCACAAGGATTTTTTCGCTTAAAGGGCGGCTACAAAACAATCAGAAAGGCGGCGATAGCTCTCGCCACAGTCACGCACACAAGCGCAGATTTTTACCTGAACTTGCCTGTGCGTGAGCTGGTGGAGATTCACGGGGAGGTTGCGGAGGAATGGCAAAAAATCAAGAACTAGAGCTTTCCATCCTGATCGGCGGTCACGTTGACAATTCGCTTGCACAAGCGGTTAAGCTGGCGAACACGCAGATCGGGAGCATTGCAAACGGAGCATCGAAGTTCGCGGCGAATATTGCCAAAGGCGCAGTAGCCGCCGCCGGTGGCGTAGCCGCGGGAGTGGTGAACACCACGAAAGAAGCGGTGGCGTTTGAAAGCGAAATGCTGGATGTGACAAAGTACGTTAGCGGCCTGACGGACGACAACGGAAAAGTCGTCAAGGAAAACTACGATGAAATGTCGAAAGGCATTCTTGATTTAAGCACCCAGATTCCGTACACCGCCGAAGAGCTGACCCGCCTTGCGGCTGCTGCTGGTCAGTCCGGCAAGAACATGGACGACTTGCTTGGCAAGGAGCAGTTCTTGAAAGACGTTGCCGAAATGGGAACGGCTATGGACATTTCCGCAGATCAGGCGGGCGACTGGGCCGCAAAGTGGGAAGTTGCGTTTGATACGGATCATGAGGGTGTCATGAAGCTGGCCGACCAGATCAACTATCTGGGTGCGCATTATGCGACGACCGCCGCAGAAATTGCACAGACGGTGAACGATACCGGCTCCCTTGGCATGATCGCCGGTATGGACACGGATCAAACAGCGGCCCTGTCCACCGCTCTGCTGGCGATGGGCGTAAACTCCAACACAGTCGCAACGTCCATTCGCCGTATGTACACCAACTTGACGATGGGTTCCAAAGCAACAAAGGCACAGCATGAAGCCTTTGAAGAGTTGGGGTTCAGCGCGACACAGTTTGCAAAAGATATGCAAAAGGTCGATGCAAACGGCAAGTCCCTTGCACCGGAAGCCTTGAAACGGCTCTTCACAGCAATAGGCCAGCAGGACGAGGATAAACAGGTTGGCTATCTGAAAACGCTGCTCGGCCAATGGGCCATTGAGAGCGGCGCAAAGCTGACCGGAAACCTCAAACTGTTCGTGGACACGCTGGACGATGTAAGCGATGCTTCTAAATACACTGGCAGTATGTACAAGGAGTTTATGCTGAAATGCGAAACCTCCGAATCCGTACTGGAAATGTTGAGCAACGCATGGCGGGCTGTCCGTATCGAGGTTGGAAACAATTTCCTGCCAATTCTGAAAGACGTTGCGGGGTTTGGGCTTGATAAGCTGAACGACTTCCGCGCAGCCCTGCCGGATATAACGGCACGGGTAAAGGAAGTAATCGAGTACCTGCTGAATAATGGCGACAAGGTAGCCGCCACAATCGGCGGCATCGGTGCGGCGTGGGCTGGTATGAGGTTCGCACCGCAGATTCTTCAAGTCGTCAGCGGGGTCACAAAGGGAGTGAGTGGAACCGCTACCGGCGGCGGGAAGATTTTCAACGGTATCCGCACCATTGCCAGCGGCATGAGCTACGGCGCACAGATGGCGGGCATCCAGCCTCCGTCCATCGGCCCGCAGCCGCAAAACTCGTTCCTGAAAAATATTGCGACTAAGGCGAACGGTGCGGGTGTTGGCCTGTGGGCTACACTGAAAAACTTTACCGGCCTGACAAAGAACGATGGAAAAACAAAAATCGACTTTGTTCGAGACGTTATGGGCGCATCGGAACGCGGGCAGACCATCCGGCAGAGCTTCCCTTATATCAACGGCGTTATGTCTGCCGCGTCTGACTTCGGAAAGACGAAAATCGCATCCGGCATCGGTGGCGTTACCAAGCAGATTTTCACAGGAATCATCGGCCAGAACGGTATCGACGTGGCGAAACTTGCAGGAGGACTAAAAAACTTCGGTGGGGCTACGGCTGCTGTATTTGGAGCGATGCCCGGAAATGCTGCAAAAGCTGGCGTGAATTTCCTCTCAAAGATGAACTTTGCAAACGGTACTGGTTTGGGAAGAACCATCTACCGAATGGCAAACAGCACGCAGGGATTGAGCGGAAAGGCTGCTCTTGCGCAGATGGGGTACATCTTCAACCAGACGCGCCCCGGACAAGTGCTGTCTAGCGCAACCGGATTTGTTAAAAATGCAGCTCCGGCGGTGGCAGACTTCGGCGGCAAGGCGTTCGGGCTGGGCAAGGCCGTGGCATCGCCCGTCCTGAAAGGCGGCTTCAACATCTTCGCGGGCCTTATGTCCACATTCGGCCCGGTGATCGCCGGTCTTGGTTCTGTGATCGCGGTGGTCAGCCTGCTGGGAGATCACTTCGAGGACATTCGCCAGATCATCGGACAGGTGTTTGGCGAAAAGGGCCTGACGCTCTTTGATGGATTCACCGGGAAAGTGCAGGGCATCGCAGGGAACATCCACGACACATTGGCCGGTGCGTTCTCACTGGAAAACCTGCAAAATATCCAGCAGAGTTTGAGCGGGAAAAGCATCTTCGGCATCGACGATCTGGGAACTACGTTCGGCGCGGTGATCCCGATTATCGAGTCGGCAAAGGGTTTGATTGGTCAGATCGTAGACCTCGGCGTGAACCACATTAAGCCGCTGTTGGCAGATGTGTTGAGCTTCGCGGTAAACGATTTGTTCCCGGCGGTGTCGCCGCTGATAAGCATGATTATCAGTCTGGTCGGCACGACCCTGATAAATGCGATCAAGCTGGTGGTCGATGTAATCCACGGCCTGCTGCCGGTGATCGAGCCTGTGATTCAGTCTATCGTTGGGCTGATAAAGGGCATCGTATCGGTGACGATTACGGTCGTCAACGGTATCATTCGCGCCCTGAATAGTTTCTCGTTCACGGTTCCCCAGTGGCTTGAAAATGTCCCGGTGGCGAAGAACTTCGCCGGTAAGACATTCGGCTTCAACCTGTCGGAAGTGGCAATGCCCGCTTTCGCCAACGGCGGCTTTACCAGCGGGGTGAGTATCGCCGGTGAAGCTGGCACAGAAGCCGTAATTTCTTTCAAGCCCAGTGTCCATGACAGCAACGTGGAAAACTGGGTGCGGGCTGGCCGTATGTTGGGCGTGTCCGGTGAGGATGCGACCCGCGCAGCCGGTGTGCAGAACGTCCAGTATTTTGCGAACGGCGGTTTCACCGACGGAAGCAAGGAAAAGCTGGACAAGTTGATCGACTTCTCCAACGCATACGGCGAATATGCACTCCGTTCCAACGGCATCAAGTCCACCGGTGATGTGGTGTCGATGATGTGGACGGTGGCAAACAACGCCATGTCCGGGGACGGCTCCTTGGAGCTGGTGGCGACCAGCATCGCCGCCGACGTTGCTCCCATCATCCTGAACAAGTATCTGGGAAGTGACAGCACGATAACAAAGGCCGTGACCGAAGCGGCCAAGACCTACAACGGCGGCACGGTGCTGTCGAGCTGGGAAAACGGTGTTCTGACCGACACCGGAACGCCGCTCTATATGCTGTCGCAGCAGGATGTGGCACAGCCGCCCGCAACGGAAGCACCCGATGTTCCGGCTGAAACGTACCAGACCGCGAAAGAATCTGCGGAGAACAGCGCAAGTGCAACGGGCAACGAGAAGTTGGACAACCTGATCGACTTCTCCAAAGCCTATGCCGACTACGCTCTGCGCTCCAACGGCATCCGCACGGCGGGGGACGTAGCATCTATGCTATGGACGGTCGCCAACAACTCGCTGGCCGGTGACGGCTCTCTGGCTCTGGCAGCTACCAGCATTGCCGCTGATGTTGCCCCGCTGGTACTGAACAAGTATTTTGGCGGAGACAGCACGATCACCTCTATGCTGACCGAAGCGGCCAAGACCTATAATGGCGGCACGGTGCTGTCGAGCTGGGAAAACGGTGTTCTGACCGACACCGGAACACCGCTCTATATGCTGCCGCAGAGGGACACCGAGAAAACCCTGCCGGATATTCCGTCCAGTGCCTACCGCGCCGCGGGCGGCGGTGACGGCGGAAGTTCCAGCAACATCAAGGATTCCCAGTTTGTCTTTTCGCCGCACATCACTGTCGGCAGCGGGACAAACATGGAAGAGCTTGAACGTGAAATGCGGAAGCTGTTTGAAGAGTTCAAACAGGAAATGCGTGAAGAAGAGCGTGAACAGGGCCGTGTCAAATATGCTTCGTAAGGGGGTGGCCTGATGGCGTACACGACAAAGAGCGGCGACACTTGGGACGGCATTGCGAAATCCGTCTACGGTGACGAGCTGAAAGCCGATGTGCTGATGGCCGCAAACCGGAAGTACATCGAGATTTACAGATTCGATTCCGGCGTTGAGCTAGTCACGCCGGACATTGAAGAAGAGGTGGCGGCAAACGATAACCTGCCGCCGTGGAAAAGGTAGGTGGTGATATATATGATTGCGATTCAGCCCAGAAAAACGATCCTGAAATTGGAGTACAACGACACCGATATTTCCGGGGACATTTCCGGGGACGTGGAGAGCTTCACCTATAACGACCGGGGAGCAGATTCGAGCGACAGCATTTCCATCAAGGTAAACGCGGTGGATGATAAGTGGATCAACTCGTGGTTGCCGGATAAGGAAGCTGTGCTACACCCGACACTCTGCACGAAAAACTGGATCGTGCAGGGTGACAGCACCCCGCTTGACTGCGGGACGCTGGTGGTGGACGATCTCAGCTATTCCGCTGGGCCGTGTGTGCTGACCATCGGCGCGGTGGCCCGTCCGAACGGAACGAGCTTTCACGAAAAAAACCAAGAGTGCGTCTGGAAAAAGACCTCCATCAAGCGCATCGCTCAGACCATTGCCGACCGGTACGGGCTGGGGTGCAGCATGGATGCCGAGGACGTGGACATTGCGTTGAAAGAGCAGGACGACACGGATAGTTCGTTCCTGCAAAAACTTTGCAGCACCTATGGCCTGATCCTCAAAACCTACCGGAGCAAAATCTGGATTTTTGATCGTGAGCAGTACAAGAAAAAGGATGCAGTAGCAACCTTTACCCCGGCGGACATTGTGCCTAACTCTTTGAGCTGGAACACAACGCTTTCCGGGACGTACACCGGCGGAGAGTTCACCTACTCGAACCAAAAAAAGAAAGTCAACATCAAGGTCACAATCGGTACTGCCGACAGGATGCTGAAACTGAACCAGTATGCGTCCAGCGAAGCGGACGCAAAAAGGCAGCTTCAAGCGGCCATCGACAACAAGAACCATTCGGCCACGACCATTTCTTTTTCGACGATGGGAAACCTGAGTCTGTGTTCGACCATGTGCATCAATATAAAGGGACTAGGGAAACTGAACGGGAAGTATTACATGGACACCGTGAGCCACACGCTGAACAAATCTTCCGGTCTGGTGACGAAAGTTTCTGCAAGCAGAGTGGGAGGGTAACAGCATGAGCAGCGTTATCCGAATTGGCTCTGTGTCCAAGGTGAACTACGAGGACGGAACCATTGAGGTCACATACGAGGATCGCGCCGATTCGGTCACGGATGAAATCTGCATGGTTTCCAATGCCATGTACCGGATGCCGGTCGTAGGCAAGCTGGTCTGCGTCCTCCACAACTCCGACAGTCAGGAAATGGGAACGTGCATCGGCACGATCTGGAATGAGGACAACAAGCCCGTCGAGGGCAAGAAAGGCCGCTACCGGCACGACTACAACGACGAGCAGGGAAAAGCATTTGAGCAGTACGACGGCGACACCGGCGACTACACGGAAACCATCGACGGCAATGTGAAAGAAACCGTTGGGAAGAACGTGGAGTACACCGTCAAGGGTGACATGACTTTCAAGGTGGGAAGTTCCACCGTAAAGGTGTGTCAGAACGGAACGGTTGAGATCAAGGGCGTTACGCTGAACTTCAACGGAACGACGGTGAACATCAAGGGATCGACCGTGAATATCTCTGGTGGCTCCGGCGATTGCAAGATCAACGGCATTTCTCTGGTAAACCACAAGCACACTCATTCTGGTGCGGCCACGGCTGGCCCGTATGTTGTTGCTGGCGAAACCGGAACTCCGACACCGTAAGGGGGTGATCCTATGGCATGGGGAAGCATTGGATGCTATGCGGGACTGATATTTACGGTATCAAGTTGGCGTGTCTTGACACCTGCCAATATCACCGGAAGCACATCAAGCAACTGGGCCACGCACAGTGTAATCGGCGGCAAAGACAAGAGCGAGTACACGGGGCCGGGTTTGAAGTCGTACCAGTTTGAAATCCAGTTGGTTTCAAAGCTGGGCGTGAACCCGCGCAAAATCTTTGACGCACTCATGAAGCACTGTGAAGCTGGAACGATTGACTACTTCATCCTGAACAACAAACCTATGTCGCAGAATCCGTTCAAGTTGACAAAGGTGACGACGGGATGGGGTGCGGCGCATCGTTTCTGGGGACTGAAAGACGGTAAGGTTACTTTGACGTTGGAGGAATACGCACCGTGAGCGACGATATGGAAACTATGACGCTTGGCGGCTTCGACGTTGAGATTGAGCCGTCTGGCAAAACCGAAGAACTGGATATTTACAACTGTCTGCTGACGCTCTATGGCAGCAAGGAGGGCGAACAGGCCCTTGACCGGGAGTTTGGCTTGAACATGGAATGTTTGAGTTTGCCCGCCGAAGCTGCACAGGCGATGCTCACGGCAGAGATCATTCGCAAAACAAAGAAGTACGAGCCGCGGGCGGAAGTGCTGGAAGTGGAGTATGAAACGAGCCACAGCCAGCAAGGACGCATCCGGCCAAAGGTGGTGGTACAGATTGTCTAACATTGCCGAGTTTGCCGATATACCGGAGTACAGCGTTACCGGAAACCTTACGTTGCAGGATGTAAGCAATCTGGTGACGGAAATCTATACCCGGAACTATAAGGCCGTGAACGGCACGGCCCCGCCCCTGAACAAAGCAGACCCGATCATGCTTACGCTGCAAAGCATGACGGAGCTGTACTACATGATGATGCAGGTTGCAGAGAAACGCACCCGCTGTGCGCTGCTGAAAACGGCGACCGGCGCAGAGCTGGACAACATGGGATTGCCGTTTGGTGTCAAACGAAACGGCGCGACCTATGCAACGGTGACAGTTCGCTTTTCTCTTTCGGCTGCATTGAAAACCGTAGCCATGATTCCGCAGGGAACCCGCGTCAGAACTGCCGCGGGCGTTTATTTTGCCACGATGGACTATGCGCAGATCGACATTGGAAAGACCTATGTGGACGTGCTGGCACAGGCCGAAGTGGTAGGCGCGGGCAGCAACGACATTCCTCCCGGCGTTGTCGATACTCTGGTTGATGCCATTCCGTATGTGGCGGCGGTGGAGAACACCGACACCAGCAGCGGCGGCGCAGACGTGGAGAGCGACGACAGCCTGACCCGCAGAATTTGGCTTTCTCCTACGACCTACTCCTGCGCTGGCCCCAAGGACGCTTACGAGTTCTGGGCTATGTCGTTCCGGTCGGACGTGGAGAGCGCAATCGCTGTCAGCCCGCGGAATGTTGCTTGTACGGTCTACATCTTCTTCATGCTGACCGGCGGCAAGATTCCGAGTGAAAAGGATATGACAGAAATGCAAACGTATCTGATGAACGAAGCCCGCCGCCCCATGACAGACCTTGTGATCTGCAAGGCCCCGGAGGAAGTAGAGTACAACATTGACTTCACCTATTACATCGGTTCTGGCAATTCCAAGGGTGCGAGCATTGTTCAGGAGAACGTCGCCAAGGCCGTGGAAGAGTTTCAGGTGTGGCAGCGTTCCATTGGGCGGGACATTAACCCGTTGGAGCTGGCTTCCCGTCTGCGGGCAGCGGGCGTAAAACGGGTGGAGCTGCGCCAGCCGATCTACAAGGTGGTCGAGAGCGGGACGGATTCAGGGAAAGCCGTTGTACAGATTCCGAAACTGAGCGGAACGCCGAAGATCATCTACGGAGGTATCGAGGATGATTAACCTGCGGGACGCAAGGATCACGGACGGCCTGCCGCGGATCGTTGCCGCTCAACCGTGGGCGCAAGTTCTGTCTGCTGTCTACGGGGAGCTACAAGACCGGATGTTTGAATATCTCGACACAGGTATGACGTTCTCCGAAGTGGACACCTGCGACGAGGGTATGCTGGATCAGATGGCCGTTTACCTCAAAATCGAGTGGTACGACTCCACCGCCGATGTGGAAACGAAGCGGAGAATCGTCCGAACGGCGATTGAGATTCAGCGGTACGCCGGTACGGTCAAGGCCGTCCGGGAACAGGCAAGTGCCGTGTACCCTGATTCCGAGGTAGAAGAGTGGTTCAACTACGGCGGCACTCCGGGCTTCTGGCGGCTGAACGTCAACATTACGGAAGCGGCGGCGCAGTATCACACCATCCGGGAAATGGAGGATTTGCTGGGCTACACCAAACGCCTGTCTGCTCACCTTGAACAGATCAGCTACATGGTGCGGCACAGCATCGGCGTTGGCGTGACGGTGGAGTGCATGGCTTACAAAGTGCCGGAGTGCGGTATTCCGTACTGCGGAACATACTGGAAGCCTGCCCAACTGGGCTACTCGACCGGCGCAGAGCTGGACGCAGCGGCGAACACCGGAGTGTTCCTTGCGTTCCCGAAAATCACCGGCACAATCCCGGAGGTGGCGACGAAAGGTTGGAGCGCAGGACAAGAGCTGCAAACCACCCCGGCGGTGGATGGCTACTCCATCACCCCGGCGGAAACCGGTAGCGGCGTGACCGGCGACCTGCCCGTTACCAGCACAAAGGGCTACACCGCCAATATGCCGCTTTACTCTGAAACCAGAGTGGAAGCATTCACCGGAAGTCCGGGAGAAGCGGGCGATTCGACCACCGGCACAAAGCCGAGCGCGGCAACGCTGGGAACCAGCGCAGCGGCCACGGCGGGCGGTCAGGTGAAAGTCGAAGCGTTCAAGATCACGCCGCGTGTCTGCGGCAAGACCTACCTGTAACAAGCTACAACAGCCCGCAAGGGCTTTTTCTTTTGCAGAGAAAGGAGAAAGAGGATGGCTTTTTTTACGGATAATTTTCTGAATAACCGCCGCGCTGAACTGCTGCGGGCGGTCACTCGCTTTCAGTACCAGCTCAACAAGAGCACTTGGGTTGACGGCGAGATCAACAGCAAGGAGATTGCCGGGACTGCCGTGGTGGTCTATGTCAATGCACCGAGTTCCGGCGCAAAGGACACGATCACCGGTGTGCGCGTCTACGACAACAACGGTGTGCTGGCCGGTAGCCAGAGCGTGAGCCTGTCCCGCGACAGCATCAACGCCGGTCTGCTGCGGTTTACGTTCCCGCTGATCGAGGTCGAACCCGAAGTGATGCGGCTGGCGGAAGCAAACGCAGAACTGGAAAAGACTTTCTGAGCAAGGAGGGATAGAAGAAAATGCTGATGTTTAAGAGAACCTTTTGGCGCAACCATGTTGAGGATCAGGACGGCAAGGTTATCCAGCAGGGTACATTGCTGGAACAGGATCAGTTCAACCGTATGGAGGTTGGTATCTCTGATTCCAACATGGCGGCGAACATCATCCACATTATGCTGCTCTGGTTCGGTCGTCGTCTGGGTGTGCTGGAAACGTCCAGCAACAGCCACGACACCGACATTGCCAGCATCAAGACCCTGAACGGCAAGCAGGACACCCGGCTGGCCGCACTGGAAAAGACCACCGGCAGTCACACCACAGACATTGCCAACATGAAAACCACCGACACCCAGCAGAACAGCCGCTTGTCTGCGCTGGAACCGGAGGTGACGGCAGAAGTCAAAGAGGTGACGCTGAAAAACGGCAGCAAGTGGCCGTTCGGGATCAACGAGGTCAGCGTGGGACTGGCAAAGACCCGAAAGAATGCCGACTATGGCGTGGACGTGTACGTTAAGAGCTACACCGGCGGGCGGCTGGGGGACATTACCGTGTCCGGTAAGCTGACCAACGGTTTCAAACTGAAACATGACGGCTCTGCTCAGACCGTCGTGGTCGTTGTGAGAGTAACGGGAGGTATGAACTGATGAATGTTATCGAACTGAACGAGGGCAGAAAGGTTGAGTATGAGCTGCGCGGCACGAAGCTGGACTTCGCAGACGGCACTCTGACCATGAACCTTGCCAAGTACCAGCGTGACTACCCTGTGACCAAGACCATCACCGGCGATGCCGAGGGCAATCTGCTGATCGACGGAAGCGACAGCCGCTTCTATGTCGCAGAGGTTGAAATCCCCGCAATCGAGTACGAGGACGTAGAGGTTGAGGGGGAAGCAGAGAATGCCACCTCCCCCGCTGCTGTGGAAGATGCGGAGAAAACCGAAGAGGAAACGACCCCGGCGGAAGATACCGCACCCAAGACCCACATTGAGCGCAAGGCAAAGCCGCTGAACACGGACGACGTAACCCTGCGCCTGTGGTCTATCGAAGATTTTGACATTCTGTAAGGAGGAAAAAGACTATGGCAACTAACTTTGATGCTACCCGCCTTGCGGTACAGACCGCATTCCCTACCAATGACCTGCTCTTCGACGACAAGGAGATGCCGTCTATCCATGTGTTCATCCCGAAGTTCCGCCTGTGCGATGTTCTGTCCACGCAGAGCACCGAAACGCACCCGGCCTTTATCGTGAACGGAAAGGAGATCGACGGCTTCTGGTTCGGCAAGTACCAGAGCACCTGCACTGACAGTGGCCGTGCATACAGCCTGCCCGCAGAGGACCCCACCGTGTCCCACAACCTCGACTGGTTTGTGACCCAGACCAATGCGAAGGGCGCGGGCTGGCACGAGATCAGCAACGCAGAGTGGGCGGCGGTCGCGCTGTGGTGTCATAAGCACGGCTGTGAGCCGAAGGGCAACAACAACTACGGCAAGGATAGTTCCGAGAGTTCTTGCGAAGCGATCCCCGTCCCCGGTGTGCAGGACAACAGCAAGACTGCCCGCGTCCGCACCGGTACTGGCCCGCTGCCGTGGAGCCACAACGGGCGCATGGACGGCATCTGGGACATGAACGGCAATGTGTGGGAGTGGTGCATCGGCCTGCGTCTGGTCAAGGGTGAGTTGCAGATCATCCCCAACAACAACGCCGCAGACAACAGCGTGAGCAACGGCGCATCCAGCAGCGCATGGCGGGCAATCAAGGCAAGCGATGGTTCTCTGGTCGCTCCTGACGGCAACGGCACGACCACGGGGACCATCAAGCTGAATGTTGCGGATGGCAAGGCTGTGTGGGACAGCACTATCTCGGACCAGAAGGACGAGGGACGCGGTTGCTCGTTCAAGGATATTACCGCCAGCTCTGCCGTTGGCGATGCTGCAAAGCTGATCCTCATGTCCCTTGCTCTGATGCCGGACACCGCACTGACCGGCGACGGCATTGATGCCACCTACGGCAATGATTATTTCTGGTTCAACAATGGCGCAGAGGAGCGGTGTCCGCGTCGCGGTGGCAACTGGGACTACGGCACGAGTGCCGGTGTGTTCGGCTTGAGCCTCGGCGGTTCCCGCGCGGGTTCGTACTGGGACATCGGGGGCCGTTCCGCTTTTGTAAAGCTGCCAGCAGAAGCCTGATAAGCTGACGGTCTGCGCGGTAGCGCAGACCAAAGCAAAAATAGAACAGAATGCGCGGTGCGCCAGCGGCACACCGCGCTGATTTTTTGGAGGTGTTGACTGTGCCGAATGCAGAAGCCGAAGTGCCGCCCCAGCAGGGCGACAAAAAGAAGAGGACTGAACCGTTCCATTTGGCGGAGAAAATCGAAGAAATGGTTGACTACGGTTATCCGATCACGCAGAGCTTTCCGAGAAAAGACCGTGAACTTGCGGATGAACTTCGCAGAAGTATGTTGGCAATTCTTCGATACAGCGTTGAGATAGACAGACGATATTTCAAAAAGACCACCACACAAAATCTGGATGTGGAACTGGCCGTGCTGAGAAAGTTTGTCAGGCTGGCGGCGAGTAAAAAATTACACGGGGGCAAGTACCCGCCGCCATTGACGATACACCAATATGAAACGTGGGCAAAATTTAACGATGAAATAGGTAGGCTGTTGGGCGGCTACATAGCTTCGCTCTAAAGCCTACCGTTTTCATACGGGAACAGGCTATTTACGGCGGTGTCCGAATCGCGGTGGCAACTGGAACAACGGCACGAATGCCGGTGTGTTCAACTTGAACCTCAACAATTCCCGCGCGGATTCGAACTGGAACATCGGGGGCCGTTCCGCTTTACACCTACAAAACACATTATGTGCGGTGACACCACACTGGATATGGGGGCTGTGATCCACGGGTCGCAGTCGGTGTGTGGGTCTAAAGGAGCCTGTTTCCGTTCCGGCCAGCACGACCGGAAAAAATCTGTATTGCCGTGGAAACGGAAACGCTACACGCGGCGTGGTGGAATTGAGGGCAGAAATGCCAAATGAAATAAACACAATTCAAAATGCGTGGAATGTGATCTGCGAGTTTGAGTACCTCGTGGAAGCTGACCACAACGCCCGCAAGGGCAAGAGATACCGTTCGGAAGTTCTGGCGTTCACTGCGAATCTGGAACACAACTTGTTCCTGATTCAAGACCAGATGATCGCCGTAGAATGTCCGCTCGGACCATACCGGAAGATATGGGTATACGTTCCGAAGAAACGGTTGGTCATGGCGTTGCCATACAAAGACCGGATCGTGCAATGGAGCCTATACCAATACCTCAACCCGATTTATGACCGGTTATTCATTGAGGATTCCTATGCCTGCCGAAAGGGAAAAGGAAGCCACAAAGCCGCAGCACGGTTGCAATACTGGATGCGGCAGGTAGACCGGAAGCCGGGGCCGGGATGGTATTACCTGAAACTGGATATAAGCAAGTTCTTTTACCGGGTCAGTCACGAGAAGCTGCTGAACATTTTGGCAAAGCGTATCAAAGACCCGAAGTTGATGAAGTTCCTCGAAAGCGTTGTAAACAGCAGGGCGGAACCGTTTGGGCTACCACGCGGAAAAGCACCGCAGGATACGCCGCCGGAGGAATGGCTGTACGATGTTGGAATGCCGATCGGCAATCTGACTTCGCAACTCTTCGCCAACATCTACATGAATGAACTTGACCAGTATTGCAAGCACATCTTGAAGATACATTACTATATCCGGTACATGGATGACATTGTGATCCTTGGGGAGAGCAAGGAAACTTTGCACGAGTGGAAAGCTAAGATCGAAGCGTTCCTGCATGAAGAGTTGGAGCTTGGCCTGAACGACAAGACTTGCATCCGACCGGTGCGGATGGGCGTGGAGTTTGTAGGTGTGCGGATTTGGCCCGCCTACATGAAACTGCGCAAAAGCACGGTGGGGCGGTTGAAGCGGGAGGTCAAGAGAATATCGGAGCTTTACGCTTCCGGGCAGATGGATGAAGATGCGTTCAAACGCCGTGTTGCCAGTATTAAGGGGCTGCTGGAACATACGGAGAGCGAAAGCCTACGGTGGCGGCTGAACCAGATTTATCTTAACGCAATGCGGAAGTACGGAGAGCCTGACCCGGATGAAACAATCTGGAAAGGAAAGAGCAATGAAAAGAAAGTGGCCCGATCTGTGCGAAACGCTGCTTGACAAACTGGAAGCGGCGGGAGTGGACACGACCGCGGAACGCGGAGAGTTTGCCGTGTTGTACGCTGAGTGCTGCGCGGGCAGCTGTGGTAAGGCATTGAGCCGGAAAGGAGAGGTTGAAAATGGCAATTAAAGCCTATTCGCTTGCAAAGAACGGAAGCAAGAAGCTGTCCGCAAACTTTGCAGTGAAGGAATTTCGCTGTAAGGATGGGACGGACCCCATCTTTATTGACGACGCACTGGTGAAGCTGTTGCAGAACATCCGGGATCATTTCGGAAAGCCGGTGACAATCACCAGCGCATATCGCACCGCCGCCCACAACAAGGCGGTGAAGGGAGCAACGTACAGCCAGCATTGCTACGGCATGGCGGCGGATATTCGGGTTCAGGGCGTGGATGTGGAAACGGTCGCGGCCTACGCGGAAACGCTGCTGAAAAACACCGGCGGAATTGGGCGTTACCCTGTGAAGAACGGTCGCCCTGCTGGTTGGGTACATATCGACACCCGTGCGGCAAAGAGCCGCTGGGTGGGCTGAGAGTAGGAGGAAAACAACAATATGGAGAACATTCTGAAAGTTTTTTTGATGGCGTTCCCTGAATGGCTGGCCTGCATCTTCATGGTGGTTGGTCTTGTGGTGACGGCACTGGCAGCGGTGCGTCTGGGCTATGGCCTTGCGGTCGCAAAGACGGTGTACAAGTGGATCGTCAATGCGGAGGAAAAGTTCGGTAGCGGCGCGGGCGCAGAAAAGAAAGCTCACGTCATTGCCGTACTGCGTGGGTATACACCCGACTGGCTGGACTGGGCAATCAATGAGCGGACGCTGGACTGGATCGTGCAGATCGTGTTCAACTTCACCAAGAAGAAACTCGAAGATTACATGGAAAAGAAATCCGCAGAAACCACTACTGTGGCCCACTTCGGTAACGTGGGGGAGGACAACAAGAATCGCAAGGAGTAAACGATGCTGGAATTTATCGTCAAATACTGGGCGCAATGGCTTTTCGGCATCGTGGCGGCAGGTCTGACCGCTGCATACCGCAATCTCTCCAAGAAGATCAAGGCACAGAAAGAGGAAAACAAGGCAATCAAAAACGGTCTGCTGGCAATTCTCCACGACCGGCTGTATCAGGCGTGTACCCATTACATCGAGAAAGGGTACATCGACCTGCCCGGTTTGAAGAACATTGAATACCTCTATAAGAGTTATCACGCTCTGGGAGGTAACGGAACGGGAACAGAATTGTACACAAGAGCAAAAGCACTTCCCATCCGGGAGGACTGAGAAAGGACGGAACGCACATGATTATTACTGGCATGGCAGAGTACGAGAGCGTCTGCAAGAACGCGCTGGTGAAGTGGTACAACAGCCACAATGAAACCAAGATC